GATGATATTGCCCGATACCCTGGTTGTCCCAAGGACTTCAGGTACCGTTTCGCCGTATGACGCACTATTTATTTGGAAATCGCCGATAATATCGGCTCGATTCGTTGTATTGTTTTTCTTAAACAGAAAACCCATTAAGCTGCGCCCCCTTTCTTCGGATTGAAGCGATACACGGCACGGAGCCTTGATTTCCCTCGATTATCGTAAAACAGAATATCGTCGACATTCGAGATAATAACGCCAATGTCAACGAAGGCGTGAATAACTTTGTCATTGCCGATATATACCGCCCCATGACTTACACACCGCCCGTATTGATATAGCAAAAAGTCGCCGATTTGAGGTTCTCCCTGAACTTCGTCGGCGACTTGCTGTATGTACTTTAAATATTTTTCTTCAGAACGATGTAAATGCCATTCGTTCGAGTAGTTTTCTATCTGTAACTTGCCTTTTGCTATCAAACCCGATCCGACAAGTGACGCAACAAGAAGGTATGCACAATCGACTCCGTGACCTTTGGCCATGGCGTTATTAACGTACGGAGTACCGAGCCACTCAAGAGCTGCGTTTGCGATTTTTTGCCCTGTAGTCTTTCTCATCGTATCGTCTCCTTCAACGGAACATACGGAGTGGCTCTATTTCGCGCGAAATTATCGAACTTCTTCTTGCACGTTTCAGGCGTTTTATCGCAACCGGGATAAATATAAGCTTCGCTTCCAACGGCCGCTTGCGTATCACTCGGACTCATGTACATAACGGTACCGTTCGAGCTGCTCATTATCTGAGTCGATTGTCCTGCAAGGGGACCTGATACCCATTCGATACCGCCTGCATTGTAATAACCGTCTTCAAACGGCACGTCTATTCCGACAGTGTTCACGCCTGTAAGTGCCGTTACTTTCATTCGCTTACGGTACTTTTTAATGTCGACACCGCACTCCTTGGAATACACGCAATAAGGGCATTGCGGATAGTACCGCTTACTAGGAAACTCTGTATTTAACTTCTGTACGACAGACTTTACATCAAGCGTTATCGTGAAACCTCCGCCTTGTTTTACCTCGACTGTTCCGGTGAAGATATCCACAGCGTCAATCAGCGTTCCATCTTGCTTAAAGAACGCACGTTTTAGCTTCATGGTAGCTCCATCCAATCCGCCGTTATGAGCGACTGCCAATATCGGCACGCCGCCTATTTGGTCGTACTTATCACACGATACCGAAACGGAAAGCTTATCAACCGCCACATCGGAATGTGTCGAGGTCTTGTTACGAGTAATGACAGGCCCGTCTGCACGGTAGACATGTCCACCGTGACTTACGTTTGAGTCCGTATCCGTCCAGTAATACGCCATGCCGCTTTGAAGTCGAAGGGCATACAAGTCGCAACTGCGGAACGACTTTGCCGTATTTAAGTGTTGAGTTAATGCTTCTCCTGCCTGTTTCATTGCACGGTCACCAACTTAAAGGATTTTGATTTGTAAACGTCTTTATATTCAAGCTCTGCCGTAAAGTCACCACTAAGCAGCACCTTCCAATAGTACGTGTAATCGGCCGTGATGACAGCGTCAGGCGATACGGCATCACTAGTCCGAATCGTGCCACCGTCTACAGTCACGTTCTCAACAGGAACACCGTCAGCATAGAGCTTTACATTATCAACGTATGCAACAGGTTCTGTATAATCGCCAAAACGCCTCACTGCTTGCCATTCGCCTTGACTACCCTTTCCTAGGATAATACCTTTTTCTTCGTTATCTTCAGGGTCGAGCCACAAGAAAGGCTCTGTGCCGCCTTGGATTTGCGACACAAAGCCCATCATTTTTTTGTACTCTTCAGGTTTGAGGTATGCGAATTCCGTCGTAATCGTGTACTGCGGATACCGCCACGTCGTCATGGTTCGTACCCTTCCGGATCCGCTACGTTTGGATTTTGTATCCCAGTGCTGCATTTTAGACGACTTCCACGCAAGCGACTTAATACGAGGGAATTTCTTCAATTTTTCCATGGTTACCACACTCCCGACGTACCAATAAATTCACGGTCTTGGTTAACGGTAAACTGACGCAATACTCGGCCGCCTTTCGATTCGAGCCAATTACCGAAAGACTCGGCATCAAGTGCTGATACGTTCAGCGTTATACCACCGGCCGCACCACCGTTTGCCCTGGCAATACCGGCACCCATTTCATCATACGTCTGCGTCGATAACGGAATGACCGCCTCAGGGTATTTACCCTCACCAATTTCGGCATATGTACGGCCTACTGCTACGCCGCCGCTTGCCATGTGTAAATTCGGAGCGCTTCCCATAAGTGTGTTTTTAGCTTGCATGGCAAGTCCTGCGGCCGCACCGATTGCGGACTGCGCCGTCCATGCCGCCATGCCCGTTGTTGCCGATACGCCACCAGTTGCCATTGCTACTTGCTGGGCAAGTGTCGTCCAAGGCGGTATTTGAGCGTTGGCTGCTGCGACGCTTGCAGCCGTTTCTTGCTGTTGAAGTGTCTTTCCGAGAATGGCTTGTTTAAGCCTTGCCGCCGCCCAATTGGCAACATAATCGGCCAGGGATTTGATAAGGGCCTTGCCGATGTTCTCAAACGCTTTGCCTAGGCTTGTCGTTCCTTGAAGAAGTCCGGATAACCCCTCTTGAAGCGCATCAATCCCGGACATCATGGCCCCCATCCACATTTCTTGTGTGTTGAAGTATGAGTCCATCACGGCTTGCTGATATTCGTCCAACATTTCTTTACGGAGGTTGTAATTGTCTTGAGTCATGACGTATTCGTCAGTCAAGGCTTGCTGTAGGGACGCAAAGTTCTGCGTCCGCATGGCTTCGTCAATGGCCCATTTTTCTTCAGACATCTGGCGGTACAGGTCATTACGCTTTAGCAGGTATTCCTGTTCCTGTGCCAGCAGTTCTTTATTCTTCTCCGCTTCAAACGTGATTTCATTCTTTCCGACGATTTCGTACGCAATGCCGTTAGCGTCAAGAGCCGCTTTATATTCGGCCTGTTGTTGCTTCGTCATTTTAATGTACTCGTCGGAGAACCCTTGCCACTTATCCGTAATACTGTTTATCGCTTCTTCATGGTCTTTTTCGAGCTGTGTAAGCGGTGAAGCGCTGCCGGTCGAATCCTTCGTGCTAATCGAGAAATTAAAATCTTTGGCCATATCTCGGACCTTATTCCACACTTCACGGATTGCCTGTTGCTCTTCGTGTTCGGCCTGAATACGCTTTTCGGCGTAAATAGCCTGAAGATTCGTTAAATCTTCCTGGTAGTGTTCGTTAGCGTCCTTGGATTTATTGAGTTCTTCCAGTTCCTTTTTGTACTGAAGCTCTACTAACTCACTCTGTTTGCCGAACATCTCGAGGTAGTTCTGTTGAATTTGTTCATGGATCCGTTTGGCTTCTTCGGCTAATTGGTTGCCGGCACTACCCGCACCGCCGCCACCGCCTGAGCCACCTGACCCACCGCCGCCACCGGCTCCTCCGGCATCGTAACCACCGCCACCTCCGCCGTCATAGCCACCTCCGTCAATTTCACCGCCACCGCCACCAGACAGTGCGTTAAACACATCTCCGGCTGCGGATTTAATAGTATCGCCAAAAGCCTGCGCTTCTTCAGGACTAATGCCTTCAATATTATTAATAGCTGAGAAATCAAAGTCGAACACCGATGCAAGCTTGGCCCCAACGCCATTTACAGCGTTAATCAGCTTGTTGATGAGAGCGATAATCTGATTAATCGCCCAGGCCACGGTGTGAACAAGAGTTTCCCATACCGCCGACGCCGTCTCTCCGAATCCCTGAGTCGCTGCGGCACAGGTACCGAGAACTCCGGCCAAAACGGACAATATTGTAATAACAATACCGACGGGATTGGCCCTCATGATTGCGTTCATAACCTTAGTGGCTGCACCCAAGGCCATTGTTCCGACTTTCGCCAGGTTAAGCGTACCGGATAAGGCCATCATAACGCCTCTTACTCCGGCTGTTGCAATAGCACTGGCTATCATGGCCGCCTTAAGCTGAATGGACGCAAGCGTAACGCCTATGGTCGCAATCCTGGACGCTACCATTTGCCCCTTATATAAGGCCTGAGCCGTGGCTGCCGCCTTAGTCGCTACCGATACGGCTAATATGGCTGTCTTCCAAGTCGTAAACGCAACTGCAACCCCGGCAATTATAGGCTTAATCTGATTGCCTATTCCAATAATGACGGAAAAAGCGGCTTTCATCGATGACGCCACATACTTTATAACCGTAATTAAAGCCGAAAACGACGCCTTTAACGTCGCAATAGCAACCTGTGCGACTGCGGCCATCACTCGAAAGGATATACCGATACCCTCAACAATAGCCTGGAAATCACTCGAAGCGGTTATAGAGCTAAGCTGTTCGAGAACCGGCTGAAACGCCTGTAAAGCTTGATTAGAGAGCTGTTGTCCGATTTCAGCAAACGTCATGGGGATTTCAGCGAACTTGGCGTTGGTCTCTTCGGCACTGTTAAATAAGGCTTCTTTAATGACATCGGCCGTAATAAGACCTTGCGATGACATCTCTTTTAATTGTCCGACAGTCATCCCCATTTGCTGAGCAATCGCCTGTGCAAGCATGGGAGCATTTTCCATGATTGAGTGGAATTCGTCGCCCTGAAGCTTCCCGGCTGCCATAGCCTGAGTTAACTGGTACATAGCTGCTGTCGATTCTTGGACGCTTGCGCCGGAGATTTTAAACTGTTTATTGAGCTGTTCGACAAAGGCTATCGCTTCATCATTTGAACTGAAAGCGTCCTTAGCAAGCATGTTAAGCTTAGCCACACTGTCGGCCATTTCAACGTACCCACCTCGAGACCGCTGTGCTGCCGCATAGACCTTGTCCATGATTTCGGTCGTCGTCTGAGTACCGTCGTTAATAAGATTGATACGGGACTTAAGCTGTGCCATTTGGTCAGCCGTGTCGGATACCTTCCCGGCAAGCTGAGCTACCTCTTGAGCTACTAAAGCTACGCCTGCCGCCGCCCCTGCCATAGGCATCATCTTTAAAGCCTTCTTGGCAATGCCGCCCATTTTTTCACCCAGGGCATTTTCGAGCTTACTACCGACTCGGTCAATCGCCGCCTCAGCACTTGAGCTATCGCCTTTTATCTTGACGTGAATGTTTGCGTCTGCCATTACAACTCACCCCCTTCTTCAAGCCATTCTCTCATAAATTCCATTTCCTCTTTTTTACGATCCAGTCGTGTCGGAGGATGTAAATCCTTCATGATATCCTTTACTTT